CCCCACAAATCCAACGCAGAGTGATCGTGGATCCAGCCTCGCGCAAGATTCGAAAAACTCATCACGAGTGCTTGCCAAGATAATTTCAGGCCACGGTGATTTCCGTCGGCTATCGCTATCTCCGCTCGACAGTTGGGCATCATTATCGATGACGTCGACGGCTTCGAGAGATCCTCCAACAATCTCTCCATCTTTGATCGCATAAGCATATCCCTTCTTCGGTGTGCGATACATTTTCCGAAAATTCGGGTGGCATCCATCAACATCGAACTGGCGTTTGTCCGTTGTTGAGAACTCAGACTCCCATTGCACGAAACAATGGAGATGAATTCCCCCATCAGCATGCAGCTCTTTTCCGATGATACACTCGCCACCAGTTGATCTAACAGATCGCTCAACAGCCAGAGCATCGAGCGTTCCGGATTGGGGATAGGTAAGGAGGACATGTTTTCCGAAAAACTTGAAGGCAGGTGGCATTGGCACGTGACGGGAGGAGAAGACTGATTAATATTATAGTCTTCTCTCCTTCCTTCCCTTCCCCCCTCGCCTATAAATACCCCCAGCCCCCCTCGGACTTCGGACTTTTTCAAATGTCCGCCCCACAAAAACAAAATGGCCTACCGACGCGCCAAGGCAAAGTCTTCCCAGTTTCGCAGGAAACGCCGAGCGCCAAGTCGCCGACGCTCCACCGCCAAGAGGCGTGTCTCACGGAGGATGCCCTCTCGAAAATCCTTGCTCAATGTTACATCACGCAAAAAGAGGGACACGATGATCGCGTGGTCCAACGTAACTTCCGCCAACCCTCAGGGTTCACCGACCTACACACAACTGGGAGGTGCTGTGATGCCTGCAACACAACAATACATCATGGTGTGGAACGCCACTGCCCGTGACTTGAATGCTACACCTTCTTCTATTGGCGCAGCCTCTGATGAAGCTACTCGCACTGCTTCTACGTGCTTTATGAAAGGACTCCGTGAGGACTGTCAGATTACTACCAGTGATGGCCTGCCTTGGCAGTGGCGTCGCATATGTTTCACTATGAAGGGCGGAGCCCTCACCGCTACTCAGACCACTGGTTACCAGTTGACCGAGACTAGCACGCAAGGCGTAAAGCGGGTTGTTAATACCGCGTATGGATCAGGCCCTGTTGGTGCAATCCAAGCCCTCCTCTTTAGGGGTCAAGCCGGAGTTGATTGGTCGAATCTAATGAGTGCCCCACTTGACCGCACTAAGATTAATGTCAAATATGACAAATTCCGGTCTATTCGGGCCGGAAATGATGCGGGTACTATCCGCGATTACAAACTCTATCACCCGATGAACAAAAACTTGGTTTATGATGACGACGAGAACGGAGGCAAAATGACGACAAGTGCTTACTCTACTATTTCCAAGTCTGGTATGGGTGATTATTACGTGGTTGACTTGTTTCAGCCAAGGACTGGTGGAACCAATCAAAGTGTATTACGATTTGAGCCTACAGCTACTCTGTATTGGCACGAAAAATAGGGGCCATAAGCCTGACAAAAATGCAATTTCCGTTCAACCAATCAACATCTGCCCCTTTATCGTGACGTGGGTCCTCATTTGACAACCAAATGGAAGGCCTACCCCAGTCAATCAATTTCTTACCCTTGTACTTATCAGTCGCGTAAAACTGTGACTGACAACCCAACCAAAACTTGTAGCCGTGAAAAAACTCTAACCCCCCCTGCATGTCATCAAACACGGCGTAATCCACCCCAGTGACTGACTCATCTAGGCAGAATAACCCGCCAAAATAAGCGTGGTTGCCTAAACTGCGGGCCCACAATGTCTTGCCAAGACGGGTTTCACCGTATAAGCACAGACTCATCCTTCTAGCCCCGCCTAATATATGTCAGCAAGTGATATCAACTCGCACCAATCGTTTTGGGGCGAAGGTGCGCCGCGCCCAGCGGCAGCGAGGGACGAGCGGTGCCTAGCACCTAAAAACGAAACCCTATCCAAGATCTGATCCTGCACCCAGCGGAGCGTCACTAACCTTCAGATGTTCCCAAGTTCGTTCGTACCCAGTCGCACAGTGCTGGTACAGTGGACGCCTCAATAGATACTCCCCTGGGCGTACAGTAAGGGGATCTGTCCACTCTATACCTCCAGTCAGCGTATTTGCTGAGCCCCACAAATCCAACGCAGAGTGATCGTGGATCCAGCCTCGCGCAAGATTCGAAAAACTCATCACGAGTGCTTGCCAAGATAATTTCAGGCCACGGTGATTTCCGTCGGCTATCGCTATCT